GTTTCTTCTACCTTCGGTAAGTAGATGGACTGAGAGAAAGGATTAACTCCTACCGCGTACATTCACTCGGCGTGGCCAGTTTGGATGTTATGACTTTACGCGCATGGTCACATTCAGGTGGAGGCTCTTATGAGTCAATCGCGGCAAGATGGGCTCGCCACCTATCAAGAAAGAGACCGTAACGGTGCTAAACCACGTCGATCTGGTATCGATTACCTTGGCCGGTATGGTGGGAACGCACGCGTACGTTCTGAGCTCAGAACGTTCGGGCAGAGGATTGGGATCGTCATCGACCGTGATAACTACCGCCTTGTGCGTGAGTACATGGATGATGAAGTCGATCTCATTCCGGAACGGGACAACAAAAGTGAGTGGTCCCCAATTTCCATCCTCAGACCCCTCTCAAGGTTCGGAGATTCAATTCCGAGCGCCCTCGTATCCGCAATATGCGGTCTCGAAGAGGGAGGGGAACCATGCACCACGTGTAAACGGAGTCGGCATCCCGCGGGTTCCAAGCGCAAGGGAAAGGCAGTTAAGGGGATATACCCCGGAGCCAATGGAGGAATCAGTCCCTCCGCCAATCCTGGACCCAGACGTCCTGTACCTAGCGGACAGGTCTGCGCGGCTCGACGAGCTGCAATTTCCTATGGACGAAGTGGTCAAAACCGCGAAGATGTTGCCAATTCATTCTCACCCGAAGTTTATGGGCGCGCAGTTTCTGCAGTCCTACGAGCAACGGGTGGAAAATCGAGAAGGAGAGCGCCTTATACGGCAGCTGAGGTTCTGGAGTCTGTTGTTCATCCTGAGTCTTATGCTGGCGCTCCTTACTTCTGTCGGAACGACGAAGTCCCACGTGATAGGATCCTCAACGACTGTTCTCTCATTGCAGCTGGGGAAAGGGTTTTCCATCCTTTTCTTGCTGGCAGGCGCGTTCAGCATGGGGAAACTGCACCAAAGGGTCGTCTCGTATGGATGGCTTCCCTGGCTACGACTGTCCTATCTAGTCGGTTCTCGAAACCGTGCTACGAGGGACTGGTGGGACGGAAAAGCTTCGCGTTCGGCGCGACGTACCGAGAGGTCGGCGCGGGAATCGTAGCAATGCAAAGTCGGCGGAGATTTGTCTATGGACTAGACTTTTCTGCCTTCGATGCGTCGTTGTCGGCTAGGCTCATTGATGATGCGTTTGGAATACTCAAGACGCATTTGTCGATGTCAGATGATGATGGCCAGCTGTTGGACAGAATCATCTCCGACTTCATTCACTCACGCATAGTGTTGCCAGATGGCTCGATGTGGCAAGTACACAGAGGTGTCCCCTCTGGATCGTCGTTCACGTCGCTGGTTGACAGTGTGTGCAACCTTATCATCCTCCAGTACATCTGGATAAGACTCACTGGACATGAGCTTGCCGAAGACGACTTGCGCGTCTTGGGTGATGATAGTGTTGTCGCATCCGATTGGTATCTCAGTCTTGAAGAGATACGCGGCGCTGCTCTTGAGCTAGGGATAGCTCTGAGCATGGACAAGTCCGAGCGCGTCGGGCTTGGTCAGTGGGTACCGTTTCTTGGCCACTACTGGAAGTGTGGCCGTCCGCGACGTGATGTGCTGGACATCACAAAGCGCTTGGCGTTCCCTGAACGCTGGAACCGATTCCTGGAGGACAAGCGGTATAGTCTTCTCCGACGTTATTCAATGACGGCGGATTCGGTCGAAGGGTATGAGTTGTTTTTCCGACTCAAACCGAAGACAGCAGCGGACGTTGAAATTGACGTCCTGAATGAAATTTACAGGCTGGACATGCCAAGTCTTATGCCGCTGTTGTCAGAACGAGAGATAGCGCGTGCTGCGCCTGGACGTCACGAGTTCAGGGGGCGTGTTGAGCAGTCGATCACGTATGAGTTTAAACCATGGGCCAACCTTAGGCTCATTCATACGGGACGCGACTAGC